GTCCTTGCCGGTGCTTGACTGCCTCTCTGAGACCTGTTTGATGATTGCATAGTGCCCGCCAAGATCAACGGGAGTAAATTCTCCGCCTGCCTGCGCTTCATCATATCCACTGGGTTTCTGCATATTAATCCTCCTTGTAATCTTCAATCTCTCTGACTTTGTCCATCAGAGTGATGATGTTTTTGTTCTCGCTATAATGCCTGTGGAAGCTCTCAGGCGTGTGATCAAACGGCCCATTTTTCTTGCTTGCTTCCTGTCTCAGCGGGTTTTTGCCTCTGACCTTCGGGCCGTAATATTCTTCCAGAAACTCTTCCACCGATAATCCTCTTGCTTCTGCATCGAAGAACAACTCATAGCGTTTGTTCCGGACAAAAAGCTGAATATCATTCGGGTCAATGATTGGTGGTCTCTCGATCTGGAAGTCTCTGAAGTATTCATCCAGTAACTGTCTGCACACATCCCTGTTACAGAGGTTCGGAGCATCTGGGTCTCTGCTGATCAGTCGGTCCCGTCTCCAATATGTCGCACACAAGCGAGCAGTATGGTCGAGGTCGTACACATCCCAATGTCCATCCTCTTTACCCTTCCAGAAATAGGACTTGCTCCAGCTCTGATGAAAGTCCTTGTGGCACTGAACGCACAAGGTAATCACATCTCTCATGCGCTCATGCCCCAATCTCTGGTAATGTAAGTGATGCGTATGATATGGCTTATCGTGTAAGTCCTTGTGACATATCACGCACCGTCCACCGTCAAAATCAAAGCGCGCCTTGCGCACTGTCTGCCATCTTGGATGCTTGAGATAATCGTCATAATCTATCAGCGTTCCGTCCGGCAGGTAAGCAATTCCCATTTACGCGTCACCTCCATTCAGGCCGTAATAGTCACGGATCGCATTATCGACCATCTTGAGGTCGTTCGGGATTTCCTCATCCTCGAACATCCCCTCCGGAGTCTTTGCGGTGCTCATCCCGGCACTCTGGGTATAGAATTTGTGATCCTGGCAGAATAGGACGATATCGAAGCACCCTTCGAGGGTCAGCTTTTCGTCGAGCATTCTGCCAATGGTCTTTGCCTTCTCTCTACCGTCACTGTCGGTCTCTGAGTGGTGCAGGAAGTAAACGATTTTGTCATCATCGGGCATGTCATTGACAAAATGGACAAGGTTCCGGAAATTAACCGCAATGTCCGTGAATTTGTCGTATCCTTTTTCCTTGCTCCGGTCGAACAACTCATTCACGAGCAGGTACTGAGAGTCATCGATAATAATGCTCTTTGCCTTGCTTTTGCTGATGACCATCTCGATCCAGGCATACTTTGCAGCATTAAGCTGAGCACTCGTGTTGACCGTGAAGTCTTTCGGGATCTTGACCGTTTTGATGTCGGTCTTGAACGGCAAGCGTCCCTTCTCAACGCTGATCACACCGACCTCTTCCGCTTTGAAATTTTTAATGGAGTATGTCTTGCCGGAACCGGAACGACCGATTATGAATACAGGTATCGCCATCTGATCACCTCCCTCACCTTATTCTCAAGCTTTCCGTCTGCTCCAGATGTGCAAGTCCTTCCAGATCCTCTCCGGCATTAATAGCGTCCTTAATCGCTTTGCGGTTGATTTCGGGGTCCTTGCGGACAAGGAATCTCTCCGGAATGTTCTCGATGTACTGCTCGTCCATCACGACGGAGGGCGTGTTCTTCTGGATGTTGAAGGAAAAGAGCGGCGTCTTGAATTTGCGTTTCCCGGTCGCTTCCATTGCCATCTGGAGAGCGGCCTTCATCCTCTTAATGTTGTTCTCGATGGTCTGCTTTTTGTTGCGGAGGCGCTTGCTCTCAGCGTCACAAGCGGCGGCGTCGCCCTCGAGGGTGCGGATGACCTTTGCGTAGCCTTCCGCCTTGATCTCGATTTCGCCTTCGATGCCCTCCATAGTGTCCATGAGTGCCTGCTCGTCCATGTCGGGGTCTTCTGCCATTTCGAGCAGTGTTAAATAATCATCGGTAAGCTGATATAAGGTCGACATCATTCATCCTCCTTTTCTTCGGGTGTGACAAATGGAAGGTCTTCTTCCAGTTCGTCCAGCGCGTCCAGTTCGTCCGTGTCATCCTGATCAACGGCGCCTTCCTCAAGCTGATTGAGGTCTTCGACGTACTTCTCAACCATGAATGTAGCGGAGAGCAGGTCGTCGATTCTGGTGTTGACCTGTACGGACAGAAGGATTCTGGCGTATTCGTCATCCATAACGCCCATCTCTTTGACCGCACCCTTAATCTTCTTGAGCTCGTCGAGATGGTCGCACCAAAAATTGATGCGGTCGAGCAGTTCTTTTTTGCTCATCTTCTTGTTTTCCATGATATAATCTCCTTGTTGGATTCCTTAAATTCAGACCACCGTGGAGAGCTGCAACTCTCCTGTGTGGTCATTTTTATTTGTCGTTGTATTTTGCGAGCACCGTCACTGCGGCAAGTATGGCGACGATCAGCGCGATCACAAACGCCACGCACGCCCGCCAATCGTCGCAGATGGTCTCAACGCAGCATCCGCAGAGAAGCCACGATATGAAAAGAATCACGCCTGCTGCTTTTTCAATCATTTCTTTTCCCCCTGTCTGCCCTTTTGAGCACATTGAATACTGCGGCGGGCGTCCTTCCCATGATGTCGCCGATTTCTGCGTAGGTCTTGCCCGCTTCTCTCAGCTCCCGCATCCTATCGATGTCCTCGTCCGTATAGTGTTCCGCATGGTGACGTTCAATAAGTCCCTTGTCGGAGAGCCTTGAGATTAGGTTGCGGACGGATGTCCCGGGCTTGCCGAATCGGTTGCCGATTTCCTGCAAAGTAGCGCCGTTATCGTACATCTCGATAACTTTTTCGACCTTTTCTTCCGTCCAGAACTTCGGCTCTCTGTGGACTTCACGTTTTCCCATGCCGCGTGTTTTCGGCGGCTTCGGATATGTTTTCAGCTTCGTTCTGGGCTTCGGGATCGGCGCCGGCTTTGGTGCGTATACGGACGGTACTTCCACCACTCGCATGTGCCTCGACATGGTCCCGACTACCGGCTTCTTGTACGCGGCTTTCGTCGGAGCCGGCGCGTCCGGCAGTACGATATTTTTGATTGATGCTTTCAATCTCTCTTCTGACCTCCTCCCTCGATCTGTATTCCGTACATTGACCCCTCTGCTCCCAGCATTCCCACTGGTGGAGGCAGTCGTCGCAGATCATTCGAGAGCCCTGACGATGGCGACGATCTGTGCGTCTGTCAGCCTCCTGATCCGGCAGATCCGTGCAAAGATCCGCAGAGCCGCAGGATAATTACCCATTCGCCACTCCCTCAGAGTAGAGGGTGCGCATCCTACGAGCTTCGCCATCTTGTTCGTGTTGACGCGCTCGCAGCCATCGCCGAAAAGGATCCTAGAGATCATAGCCCTCACCTTCTTCCGGGAAGACGTCGTCTTCCATGATCCCGACGTTCCAGATGACCGCATCATCGACATCGTTCTGCTTCAGCAACGGGTCGATAATGTCGCAGAGAGCAGTTCCTAACGCCGTCACCATGTACCGCCCTTTTACTGTGGTTCTTTTTTCTTCTATGTGTCCGTCTTTGTATTTGACGGCATAGCAAATGAGCCATTCTTTCCAATTCTTCATATCAGTCCTCCTTGATCAGCTCGTCGACAGTTACGTCTAGCGCCGCCGCTACTGCCTGCAGGCTTTTCAGCGTGGGAGAGCTTTCTCTCCATTTACTGATGGCTCCGTTTTGAAGGCCGGCTCTCCTCTCGAGCGCGTAGATCGAGATCCCACGCTTGTCTGCCATCTTCTTTACTTTGTCGTAAACCAAAACTCCTCCTTTCTGCCGCTCTATTGACTAATAATAGAAAGTATTCTAATATTAATTTGTCAGAATAATCTTAGCGGTACTCTCTATTATCTGTTTCTAGGTCTTAGATTTTTTTCTAAGACCATGAGCTAATTATAGGTGGTGTACCTCTTAGAGTCAAGCGCAAATTAGAAATTTTTCTAAGATTTTGGAGGGGTACAGAATGAATGCCGTAGAACTGGTAAAACAGGTATGCAGAGAAAAAGGAATATCGATCGCCAAGCTGGAAAGAGACTGCGACTTCAGCAATGGATACATCGGAAAAGTAAAGAAAGATGTATTCCCGGTAGATAAGGCGAAAAAGATTTCAGAATACCTCGGGATCGATCTGAACCTGCTGATAGGTGTACAAACAGATGAACAGCCGGAGTATTACTATGATAGCGAAACCGCTGAGATAGCTCAGGAGATCTTCGAGACTCCCGGGATGAGGGTTCTCTTTGACGCAGCCAGAGACAGCAGGCCGGAAGACCTGCAAATGGCTGCAGACTTATTAAGGAGGCTGAAACAGAGTAATCCAGATGGCTGATGTGTTTGTCTATATCGTGGATCTGCCCGACCGGGTGGATGAGATGGTGACGCCGTGCATCGACGGATACACGGTCTATTTAAATGCGCGCTTGTCCTATGCCGGACGCGTGAGGGCTTACCTCCACGCCATGCGCCATATCGAAAGAAATGATTTTGAAGGAGCTAACGTGCAGGAGATTGAAACGGAGACACATGAATGAAAAGAACAGCGATATACATGCGCGTCTCGACAGAGCGCCAGGCCACTGACGGCCAGTCTCTCGGGTTCCAGCGCGGGCTGCTCACAGAGTACGTCGAGTCACGCCCCGACCTTATTCTGGTCGGCGAATATATGGACGAGGGAGTCAGCGGCGCCAAATTTGACCAGCGCGACGAGCTCCAACGGATGCTCGCCGACGTAAAAGACGGGAAGATCGACCTGATCCTGTTCACGAAGCTCGACAGGTTCTTCCGCAGCGTCCGCCACCTGATGAACACGCTGGACACGCTTGAGCAGTGCGGGTGCGAATGGAAGGCGATCCAGGAGAACCATGACAACACGACCCCGGTTGGCAAACTGTCCATAACCATCATGGGGGCATTTGCCCAGATGGAGTCAGACATGGATTCCGTCAGGATCAAGGACGCTTTCCAGCATAAAAAGTCAAAAAAGGAATGGCTGAACGGTCATGTACCATTCGGGTACCGGCTCGTTGATAAGCATGCCGTCCCGGATCCGGACCGCGCGGAGGCCGCCCGTGATCTCTTCCGGCAGTACATCCGCCACAACAACATATCGAAGCTGACGCGTGACAATGCGCACCTGGGAGCTCCTGCGTCCACGAGAGGGATGAAGATCCTGCTCCGGAACCGCGCATACATCGGCGAGGCATACGGGATAGAAGGGTACCTTGAACCGCTGATCGACAGCGCGACGTTCGACCGGGTGCAGCTCGCGCTGTCCCGGAACGTCAAGAGCAACACGACGCGCGACTATATATTCGCGGGACTTGTGAGATGCCCGAATTGCGGTCGGAGAATGTCAGGCGCTACGTATCCGCGCAGGGAGTGGGCGAAATACGTATGCAACTATTCCCACATCGGACAGTGCGATTATAAGCACACGCATGGGGAGAAGAAGATAGAGCGCTGCCTGCTGGCTTCGTATGAGGCCGACCTGCGGAACAGGTACCTGCATCTTAAAGAGATCAGGCATGTGGACAACTCCGCGCAGATCAGCGCCCTGTACCGGAAAATAGACAGGTTAAAAGATTTGTATGTCAATGACCTGATAGATATTGAGACCTATAAAGCAGACCTTGAGCGCTACCGCGGCGAGATCAAAGCCCTCGGAAAGCCCGCGGAAGCGAACACAGAAGCCATTGAAAAGCTTCTTAAGCTGAATGTGCTGGAGATATATGAAACGCTCTCAAATGCCCAAAAACGGCGCCTTTGGTGCAGCGTCATTAAATCGATCACTCCGAGAGACGGCTCTTTTTTTGTCGAGTATCTCTAGTTATCAAACGGAACTTACCATCAGAGCGGTTCCGGTTAATAACCATAAAAAAATCACTCATTGAGTGACATTTTTGTTGACATATCACTCAATGAGTGATATTATATAACCATAAGGAACAGGAAATAAGAAAACAGCCCGGTTGCCGGGGCGTACAGTTCGGCAACAGCGACCGCTGACGGCTGAAGATCAGTGGAGCACCGCTAACGTTTTCCTATCAATTCTGTTTCCTTATAGGGAGGTTAACAATATGAAAACTCTCATGATCGCCAACACAGTAATCTGCAACAGACGCCAGGCTCTCAATCTTCTGGCCCGCCTCAATAAATACTTCGAGGACGACAAGTCCTACGCGATGGCCCTTGTAATCGATGATTACACCGAGCGCCTCGTAAATGCAGGTTTCATCACCTGGGACGACGTCCAGTAATCCCGATCACCGGGGAGGTCAAAAGCCTCCCCGCATAATAGGAAGGAGAACAAAATGTTTTACGAATGGGAATTAAGGAAAGCGAGAGAGTGGTCTACTTCGACCATTAAAGATTGCATCTGGATGGCGGTAGCAAATGGCCAGCCGATCCCTGGATGTCTTAGCGTCGAAAGCCTCAGAGAAGTTCTCCGGGAACGCGGCGAAGATGACAGAGGTTATCACAACACTTGAAAGGAGCATGTTATGGAAAAAGCCGAAATCATCAGAAGATTAGAAGAACTACAGAAGATCCTCAAAATGGACGCTCAGGAATATGCTGACATGATCAACGCAGAGCACACAGAATCGTTTAATCTAACTTTTAATGACGCCTATGCCTACAGAACAGGCGTCGTTGCAAGCAGCATCGACTACATATTAAATAATTGAAAGGAGAACAAAATGGAATTCAGGACAAGATACGCAATCAGGAACGTCCCCTATAATTATGACGCATCTGATGACGTCACGGACTTCCACATCTTCGAGGCGGATAACGAGGAGGCCATCACGGCGGAGCTGATCCGCATCGGCGCGAAGGACGACAGATACTCTGTAGAGATCTACACGGTCGACGATAACGGCGACTTCTACGACGGATCCGACTTCGACACGCCCAGCAACTTCCGGAAGCGCACTGCTGCCGCGCGCAGCGTCAAGGACATCTGCAAGATGGCCGGCATGACGCAGACGGCGATGGCCGACTACTTCAGCGTCCCGCAGAGGACCTTCGGTAACTGGTGTACGGGCTCCAGGGAGTGCCCGGAGTACACGAAGCTCATGATGCAGGAGCTCCTCGGATTATATCGTAGATAAAAAATAAGCCCCGGAAGGATACTCTCCTCCCGGGGCTTAAATATGCGAAAAACAGGTGCGCGCAGAGCTGCTCTTCTTAATTTATACGGGATAAATCTTCCTGCCGTAGCTGTCGAATACGCTGTATCCCGGATGCTTGTCGGCCATGTCCAGCGCATTCGCAAGGTATTTGTGGGCGCTGATCTGGCTCTTAGTGTTTCCCCAGCTCTTCCGAACACGGAACCACCCGGAATACGAATCCGGATACACCGGTACTCCGTGATCATCATACAGCTCATGCCCGGTTCCACACTCATCAACTTTCATGATACCGTTCTTGGGATTACGGTATGCTCCCTTCTGGGACTTGGTGTCCGCCCAGGACTTCCGCACCCGGAAGAGCCCGTCCGCAGGATCGGGCGCAGGCTTAGGCTCCGGCTTGGGCTCAGGCTTAGGCTCCGGCTTAGGTGTGGGCTCGGGAGTAGGCGTCTTGTCCGGCCTGTATACCTCTTTCCCGTTCCAGTCATAGACCGCGTAGGCACCGTTCCACTTGTCCGCTTCCGCTTTCGCGTTCGCAAGGACATTGTATGCGCCCTTCTGCGTCTTGGCATCCGCCCACGAAGTGCGTACCCTGTAAAGCTGCGCGCCAAAGGGAACCGCCCAGGAGATGGATTTCCCACTCTGCGTGAAGGTCGCCTTGCCCGCTTTGATCACGCCGTAGATGTCGGCATTCAGCTGCCATACCTTAACGCCGTGCTCTCTCATGCGCCCGCTGCCATACTGCGTAAATCCGCAGGATCCCGGCTGCCCTGCTTCGTTGTTGCACTGGATGGCAAAGATGCAGCCATGTGCCACGTAAATGCGTGCAGATGTTCCGTCGCCGTTGTTGCCGTGATGTCCGACTTCTGCGCCCTTGACGATAAGGCTGTACTCTTCGGCAAACTGGGACGCGTCCGCGTCGCCCGCCATAATGTAGTAAGACTGCTTACTGTACAGGCACAGGGAACCGTCGTTGACATACGCCCAGCCTTCGGGGTAGTCGAACTCTTTCGACCATTTCTTCGGCTGATTTCTGTACACATCGAAGGCGATCTCGCCGCACTTGATCGTGCTTTCGTTGTCAACGTAGTGGACCTTTGCCCCGGCTGCTTTTGCCTCGCGGATGAATTTATTCAGGTAGTTCTTGTCGTCCAGGACATGACCGCCGGGCTCGGAACCGTCCCCGGCGAGTTTCAGGCTCGCAGGATCCTGGCAGAAAATATCCGTGACAGTGATACGGCTGTCTTCGAGCAGGCGGAACCCGCCGCCCAGATGGTCGACGTGTGCGTGCGTGCCTACGAAGGAGACCCTGGTCAGCCCGTTGTCGACCAGGTACTGTACCAGGCGCTTTGCCGGCTCGCTGTCTTTCATGTATGCGTCGATGACGATCGCATGGCCGTTCTGGTCGTGCCATACACACCCGGCACCCCGGCGGTCATCCGGGGAAGACCGGCGCGTGTATCCGGGATAGAAAATACGGATTTCCTTGTGCTTTTCAGTGGCAACAGGCGCAGCCGCCGGTTTGGTCTCCGCTTTTTCCTGTTCCTTTTTCTTGTATTCCACGTTGTATTTGGCCAGACCGTACTGCTCGACCAGGCGGCAGATTTTCTCCACGTAGTCAGGAGCCGTAGCATAGCCGCCCGCCTTAATGATGGTAGCCGCCTTCTTGTAGTCTGTCTCCCCCACCAGTCCCGGATAGCGAAGGGCGCTGCCGTTCTTTGCGCCCGCCAGGTACGCACTGTGGTCGCCTACGCTCTCAGCGTAAGAGTTGTAAACGCGGAAATCTGCCTTCACGGTCGCCGCGCCAGTGCTGTACACCTCTTTGGTATCCTTCGTGCATACCCTTTTGCCGTCCCATGTGGAACCGGGCCAGGTATTCCCGGACAGGTTCTTTTTCATGCCGAAGAGGTTGTTCGCGTTCTTAGCAAGGTCGCTGCGTCCCCAGCCGCTTTCGAGGATCGCCTGTGCGATGGTGACGGCTGCGCAGATGCCGCGCGCCTTCATGTCCGCCTGCGCAAGCGGCGCAATCTCGTCAATAAAGGCCTCTGTATAGGGCTTTTCCCTGTTCGTCTCCACGGGCTTTTTTACGCCGTTCTTGTAGTCCGCTTCCAGGGCGGCTCTCGTCTTCGGTCCGTATACTCCGTCGATCGTCAGTCCCTTTATGCGCTGGAAGGTTCGCACAGCGGAGTCCGTGTCCAGGCCGAAGGAACCGTCCGCGCCACATCCGCCGCAGTCATAGCCGCAGGCAATGAGCATTTTCTGCATCTTTTCCACATCGTCGCCCTGATCGCCACGACTCAGGGAGACTGTGACAGAGATACCGGTCAGCCTCGCCTTAAATTTCTTCCATTCCGCATCGCCTCCGACTGCGCCCCAGCCTGGCACCCTCGGACAGCTCTTGCCGGTCACGTCATAATGCCTGCACACCCGGTCTGCCGGTACATTGAACTTCTGCATCAGGTATTTGGTCAGCTCTACCGCCGCCGTAACTGCTGCCGCCGTAAACTCCCAGCTGCTGCCATTGTTATGCGTGCAAATCTCGATACCGATGGAATTGCGGTTCGTGCACTTGCTGTGCAGAGGGTGATGACTGGATTCGATGGATCCTCCGCAGTGCCAGGCATAATACTTGGCAGGATCACAATACTCTCTTATCTCCCCCGAGCGGTCCACGAAGTAGTGCGCGCTGGCGCCCCTGTTCCCGCCGTTAAAATACTGCACATTGTTTGCCGCCGTTCCCTCGGATCCTGTGTAGTGGATAACGATGTACTTGACGCCTTCCGTTCGAGTACCGCAGTTTCTGCCCGGTGTGAAATTGCCGTTTTTAATAATGCTGATACCCATTTGTATCCTCCTTATAAAAAAAGAGGCCCGAAGGCCTCTCTACTTTTGTCGTTATCTCTCTGCATTTATCATTATTCGTTTTCGGCTGTAGCTCCGATCTCTTTCGCCGCGTTCATCTGCTTGACCGCCGCCTCGATCATGACGTCGATTTCCTCATCAGACAAATCGATGTTCTTCTGTTCGAGAATCCGCTTAATAAATTTAGTAACGATCGCCTTGCGCTCTGATCCAGGCATCGCCTGGTGGCACTGCTCCGCGGCAAGGACTGCCTGCATGGTCCAGTCGATCAGCGCCTGCATGACCGAATTCTCGGTCTTCGCGCGGATAAAAGGTATCGCGTATCTCGTTATCAAAAATGTCGCGATCATGATAGTAAGCTTTAATATTTCCAGGATAATATCTCTCATTGTTTCCTCACTTTCCGTCGTTTTCCAGGTCTTCAATTCTGTGGTTGATGACTTTGATCTGCTCCTCGACCACCGGCATTCGGCGCGCAAAATTATTGTGTTCCCTGACCTCGCGGGTCAGTTCGTCAATCTTCGTGTCCGTCACCGCCTGCGTGACCTTCAGTGTCTCATTCGTTTTCTGATTCGCTCCCCAGACCGTGATGATTGTCCCGATCAAAGACAGAATCCCGGTCACGGCAGCCGCTATTACCGCTTCTAACACATTGGCGCCCTCCATAGGATCACATGAAAAGAGCGCCCCGGAGAGCGCCCTGGTTAAAAGTTAAAAAGTAAAATTTGAGTTTTTGGGAACTGAGTAAAATGGTGCTTTAA